AATACTATTAATTAGTAAGCAAAAAGAGTTTATTCCCGTTCTTCATAGAAAGATTCTGCTGAACCTGTACGGTCATCAAACTTCATAATAATCTCTTCGTCCATGATCTCTAAAACTCTTTGCCTAAACTTAGGATCTTCAAGTTTTTTCTTCCAACCAGAGCTTTGAAATTTATCAAATGTACCATCGTTATAAGTAAGAGCAAACCAGGCGCCACTATTATTTAAGTGTTGTGAACCCTTAATCGCGTCAAGCCAACTTTCTTCATCTTGTACTCCGATTTCATCTCCCCATAGGATCTTAAAATTACATTGTCTACCGGCTGTCCCGAATCGTGATTTTTCAAGTTTTACCTTGACCTCTGAACCGATTCGAAAGCCTTTATCATCTGTGATGAAAGAAGCCTTTGCTTTACGCCCTGTGAGCCACACACGCAACGAGTAGGCATAAACCATAGCTTTACCCCCAGGCGTCATATAAGGCGTTGTGAGGGCCTCTGAGGGGCGTCTGGTGATGTTTGTTTTAAGCTGGTTCAAAACAAGAAACGTCGATTGACTATTCGCAATTGGAACTGTCAGCTTTGACATGCCTTTTGCAAGAATTCTGGCCTTAACGGCCATCGACGAAAGAGGATTAAAATCTCCTTCAATATCTGAGATTGCTGGTGTCAACGCTAGTGAATCCCAGATAAAAAGCATCTTGTTTTCGTTTGACCCAAGAAGCTCTTCAATTGTCTCAAGCACAAATTCTACAGATGTTGCCTGTACATATAATAGATCATCAACATTACAGCCAGTTTTCTCTAAGAACCCCGGATCAATTGCGGACTCTGAATCAAAATAAACCACATCAATCCCCATATTCTGGGCATTAGCGGCTACCTGCGCTGCCATATATGATTTACCAGTTGACTCCAAACCCGCTATTTCAACAATTTTTCCAATTGGGATTCCTGCGCGATGGCCTCGACAAATAATACTGTCAAGCCATCTCGACCCTGTAGGAATCCATTCTTTTACAATTGTTGGACTACCCTCATTTAAATTATGTGCCACGTTTAGTCCCGCTTTCTTGTTGATAAGTTTGCGCATATCTTCAATAGAAAGCTTGCCAGCAGCTTTTTTAGTTTTAGTCATTATAATATTTTCCTCCTATATTAAAAGTTGAGACATTTATAAACCCACGTCTTCCCTGTGGTTAAAAACTAATTTAATAGATTAGAAGTCTTATTTAGCTTAACAATTCTTTGCTTATGTTTAAGAGAACAACCATTAGGCACAGTAACCCTTCGATAATCCACAATTAGCCCATGAGCAATAGACTCTCCATGTTTATGGTGGACTCGGCCTCCCTTGGTTTTATAATCAGAGGCAGCATTATACTGGGTATGGATTGCCACATAGGTACTAAACCAAAGTTTAAAGTCCTTGTCAACGGCAGAGCCATCATTGAAAGACGGATGCAACTTGAATAGAAGTGTAGTACCCTCCAAAAGCTCACCCTGAATCTTTTCATCGTTGGACCACGCTCTATCTAAAAGCTCAGAAGCTAGTTTTACGTTAGCTAAACCATGTTTTACGCATCGGTTAAACGCTCCAACGGAGATGCGCTTTGAATTTGGGGCGCCCACAGTGCCAAATTCGTCAGGAGAACCATAAACGCTTAAGCCAGTATAAACAAGCTGATTTTTAATCTCTAGCGCTTTCTGGTCTTGTGCAAGTACTTGGTGCACAAAAACTTCATCTTTGTTTGCACTCTTGCGGTTTGACCAGTTAACTTCATAGAAAAGCTTGTGATATTCCTGTTCGTTTTTAACATCGATACGATAACAAGGCATCTTGGTACGATTTGGAAACACGACTCTGTACATTCCTCGGCGGTGATCACCATCTAGAAGATATTCGTCACCATTAGGAAACACAGCAATTGTGGGGGGAGTAAACTTTGACCAGTCAAAACCATTCTTAAGATATTTCTTAAGTTGACTGCTCTTTGTTTCACGATTAACCAGACTCAATATCTCCACCCCTACTTGGCCCGGTTGGCCCGGCCTTCCAAAAATATTGATGTCATTAACTTTTAGAGATTTTGTATCTCCAACTAAAAAATTACTCATAATTATTCCTCCTTATGAATAGCATCTAAGGTTTCGAGGCCAATTGGACTTATACTAGGCACCTTATCGCCTAAAAAAATGAGGCATCTGTAAACCCATGCCTCCCTGCGGTTTATAAATTAGCTGCCAAGAAGATCTGCGAAAGCTTTATCCACGGAAGTCCCACTAGTGGCTTCTTTCTCGGTGCCACCATCATATTTGGTGGTTTCGGTGGAATTCTCTTCGGGATCTCCATCTCCCAACAAAAATTCATCTAGCATTCCCTGAACTTCTGCAAAAGATTTTCGGCTAGCTGCAAACAATTCATCAAAGTCCGGTACAGACTCCAAAAATTCACGGCATCTCTCAGGCTCTTTACAAAGCGTTGAACTACGGCGGCGCGGCGTAATCTGAGTTACTGGAAAGGTTGCGCCAGCTGGCTTTCCATAACCAAGGACAAGATCAGTCCCCGCTTCAGCATCGGTAATGTCTCCATATTCCGGATTAAGCACAAGATTCAAGAGAGTTTCATAAACGGTTTTACCGAAACCCCAAACTCGAACCCCTTTATCTTCTTCTCCGCGCACAATAACTGGCGCAAAGAAACGCTGACGAGCAGAAAGCTTTTTCGCCATTCTCTTACTATCTTCTGTGCCTTCCTGCCAAAGCTGGCGCACAAAAGAATCCAACGGACAGTCTTCGCCAAAGTTTCGCTTTGGACTCAAGAAGCCGGGATTATCTCCAACATTATAATGGAACCAATAATCCTTGAACGGATCTCCATCTTCAGTAGGAACAATACGGATAGTTTGTTCCCCATCTTGCGGGCGCCAAAAACGATTGTTGCCCCCTTTACTTTCAAGAGCATTTTTGCGCTCTCTCATTTTCTTCATATCAATAGTCATTTTTTTCTCCTTTTAGTCAGCGTGATGACTCTCTCACGCTGCTGATTTTATTATAATACTATAAATTGATTTCTTTGTCAAGTCTAAAATTATCATTTTGTACCACAGAACTATTCAATAAGCCATAAATATAAGGTGTATCATAGCTTGTTGAATAAATCCCGTAGCTGACCTTTATTTTATCATACTGTTTCAAAATTTTAAGCTGTTCTGAGATATTTTTCATTAAAGTGCCATCAGTTTTTAACATTTCTTCAGGCACTCCATAATAATAACATTTATCTCTGGGGATGTCAAGATCAAAAAATAATTTTTCTTCCCCTCCTTCATATGAAACTAAACTGAAAGTTGATATCCTAGCAGAATCCAATGTCTCATCAAAAGTGTCAATTTCAGACTTAGAATGTTTAAAGACGTTAATCATATGCATGGTAGAAGATATTAATTCGTTCATTTGAGTGTGTATTTCTCGTAAGGGGACGTCCCCAATTATTTTAGACAACTCAACATTATCAACTAGATAAATTCTTTTAAAAAGCCCTGACCGTGCGTATTCTTGTAATACCCCAAAAATTACATTATTGTTTTTTACTTTTAGCGCAGGGAGCAAAGAACAATCTGGCCGAGCATACAAAACGCTTATATTACATTTGTGTCTTATCTGTTCCAATATTCGCAGGCTAGCGGCAGATATTTTTCCACAGCTAGTAATGAACAAGACATCCCCCTTCACATATCTAAAAAATTTTTTAAAGCTTGGACACTTCTTTTCGTATTCTTCTAAAGTTTTAAATTCCGGAAAATCAAAACAATCCTTTGAACTTTGTAACCCTTTATTGATTTTATATATTTTATATTGAGGGTACTTCGAAAAGCTAGCAGCAATATTACATCCAGCAGTTCCTAGACCGATGATCGTTTTCATGTTTTACTTTCCGCCATTTCACCAAAATTTTTGCCCTGGGAAACGTTTACTTTAAAGTGGCCCAATTCAGTATCCGCAAATAATTCTTTTATTTCTTGAATTGTGTTCTCGTCGTCATGGTGTAAATCAATTACAAGAGAGTCATGCAAACAAAAAGCAATATTAGATTTTTTATCTTTTAAATATTCCCATACTTTAATCATTTGGCGTAAAAATAAGTCAGCAGCCGTTGACTGAATAATATAATTTAATGCATGGTGATCATCAGAATCAATTATTCTGTTAAAAAAGGTTGTCACTTGGCCGTCGCTGTAGTACTTTTGTACCACAAAATCTCTATCATATTCTTTATTTAAAACATAATCTTTAGATTCAGGATTATAAAGCCAAGCAAAAACTCTCTTCTTAGCTTCTTCTCTTGTGTTGGTATTCTTAAAAACGTGCCTCATATTCCAATCGTGAATGTCTTCTTTCGGCTGATCCTTCCCTGAAAGGCTCATCATAACACGAAGCTCGGCTGCGTTATAGTCCATTTCTAAAAATGAATGGTTATTGGGCTTTAAAATCTTACGATAACTCTTGTGTAACGTAAGAATAGGAAACTGCGTCGCCGTCAGTCTCCCCGTTTTAGTTCCAGACATGTTATAACATATATAAGGTTCCGTTGCCTTAAGTTTTTTAAGAAATTGTCTGACCTTAAAATCATATCTCCTGTTTCTCATTGAACTTAAATCAATATTTAATTTTCTATTTTTTATCTCTGTTAAAATCTTTGCAATATTAACTCTAAAGTCATAATCATCTGGCTTTTTATAGTTTTTAAACACATGAGCTGATATTTGATTTTTGATCTTTCCATACTTTAATAGTATGTGTACAGGAAGCAAATCAAAATAACAATAATCGTTTAAATTCAATTTAACTTCTTTTGTTGAAGTGTGGAAAGCTTTCAGCTTATGTCTAATTAATTCCCACTCATCAACTAGTTGTGGGGGGCATGCTTCAGTTAAAGACTGCCCCCCACAATAATATTTGGCGTATTGAATTGTTGAAGCCGGCATACTTTCAGAATAATCCCACGTGTGAGTGAGACTCTTTTCAGGAAGCTTTTTTGTATAAAGCTCTTCGTCAACATATACTGCAAGACAATCTTTTTTGTCATCAAATGTTTGAAAAATCATTTCTACCGTGCTTACCTTCTGTTCATATCTTATCTTTGGCGGTGAATTTATTCTGGATCACTCTGCATCTTCAGGATCAATCTTGCCAGAGGTTTCTAGAATCTCAGTAAGGGTAATCTCCGTTGATTCATCCTCAACCTCACCATATAGTGTCACTTTAACAGGTTCCTCATAAGAATGCAAGCCAGAAGTTACACTTTTTCCAAAATATTTTATACGACGAGGATATGGAGCCCCATCCTTCGTAACATATATGTTTGATTGTTGTGTAAAGCCTTCTAGAAGCTCTAATGCTTTTTCAATTCCTTTTTTGCTGTTAGCTCGTAAGATTTTTTTTAATTTAACTTGGTGTTGTCTTGCAGTAAATTCTTTTTGACTCTCAATCAAGCGAATATTAAAATAATAAGGTAAGAAAAAAGAATCTGGATAATTTTTCTGAAAGTCATTATCAAAATCATCTGAAATATCTTCTAAAAATCCCTCCTTAGGGATTGTTTTAAATTGACCGCTGGCCACATCTGCCCAGGTAGGAGGGGCACAATTTTTAATAGTATGTAGTATCCCAAACCATGTGGTATCGGCATCGAGAACCATGGATTTATATGCATACCACATTCTAGCTTTAAAGTCATCATAAGAATAGAATTCAGACCTGTAAAAATAATCCTTAAATACGGCACCATCTTCATAAGAAGTTCCAAAAGCGGCCATATAGTTGGCAGTAACAGGATGATCCATATTAACAGCCAATCGCCAAGGACAATTCTTATCGACATAAAAACCAAAGGCTGCAGCTAATCTTGCATAATCAGTAAAAGCCTCTTTAGAAAGATATTCATCATCTTTTAAAGCGTCATCATCCATTGCCACATCTGCAATTTCAACTATTAGGCCACTAATGGCATGAGGACAAAGGGGGGACATTATAAATCCAGTTCGAGATACTGGAAATATATTTTTTATGGTAGAAGTATAATTAACAAATTCTTTCACAAAATCGGGAAAAGTTCTTATTCGACTTTTTCGAGACGCTATAACATACTCATTTATAAAAGTATCATAAACATTATCCACAAAGTGTTCTTGATAAAGTTTGTGCATGTTCTTTGTGGCGGAGCGAGGGACAAAACCATTGGGAAATAAGTTTGCAAACCGCTGAGTTTTTGTGCGGATATTGAAATCTATTACGCCCTTAAGATCAACAAAAGCTTTTGTAGCAAAATCATGAAGTAATAAAAGCCCTTGGCCCGGAAGTTGAGTCATATTAATTTCTGTAGGATAGATCGAATGTCCCTCTTTATCAACTTTTCCATAAAAAGGCTTTTCGTAAATCATATCGAGGGGAACGGGGTCATAAATTGTAAAAGCCTTTTGCTTATAGTCCAGCCTCTCCTCAAACATTTGAGGGTTTGATAAATTATTTTTGGCTTCAAAACGACTCATTTCTTAGCCTGCCACGATTTTCTGTAGAGGCTGATATCCTCATCAGACATAAGCGAGCCGGGAAGGCTTCTGCGAATTTCTTCATCACTTGCATGCCGGGCCGCGGCAATGAGCGCTTTTTGTTTCGCATCGGCCATTTTTTTCAGGCGCTCCTGTTCAGCTAGTGATTTATCTTTAAGTTTATCAACGGCGGCGTCTTTGTTTTTTGCAAGCACGTGATCGGGAATCTGTAACACGCCTCTTATTTTTGTTTCCCAGGCGACTTCAGCCTCGGCTCTAAAATTATTATCAACGGCCGTAACAATATAATAGCCCCCGTTTAAAATCCCCTCTTTCCAAAAATGTCCCCCACTTATTAAATCAGTGTTGACGTAAAACATCTGGCCAATAAAGAAAAAAGGATTACCAACGAGCCTCAATTCACAAACAAACTTAGAAGGTTGAATAATGCCCTCGCGTGAACTTTGGGCTCCTCCTGCTTGTCCATTTCTCATCAAGGCGGTTGAAAATAAAGTGTTTCCTGCTTGAGTAAAATTAATCGTTTTGAGGACTCCTCGACGCGGACCACCCACAAAAAAATGAAATATTCCCCTTTCAAGATCTTCGGCCATATTTCCATTATATATTGATTCCCCCTTTGCTGCAATTTTTCTTTGTGCATGTAAAACAAATGTATTAGAAGTGTTTGCAATAGATGTCGTCTGTAATGTGTTTAATGATGTTTTAGGTACAGTTTTATCATCAAATGCGCGAAGCTGGATAGTGTCTCCTGCTTTTTTTAAGGGCTCAGATGGAAGATCCACAGACGTTATATCCATTTTAAAACTCACAGGAAGTAATGACGCCTGAGTGAATTCAGCAGCCTTACCAAATACTCCTTGAGTTTTGTCCATTATAAATTTGATGAGATCAAAAGTAAATTGCAAAAGGGGATAAACAGCCCTTCCGGTACCAACAATCTTTTGGGCAACAAAAATATGAAATATTTCTAGAGAGATTGGAAGATCATATAAGCTCATTCGAGTGGCAGTTTCATCGTTGCGAGGAATATCATATTCCCCCAGCAATACTTTGAAATTTGGCGCGTCTTCCGCCAATCTTTTTCCAAAATTGCCGTTTTCCAGAATAACAGTCAGCAAATCACCAAGTCGGAAAAAATACATTTTTTCACCTTTTTGATAGGCTGGTGTGCCCACTGTTTCCCACAAGTTTGCATCGCCGTGTTCGGTTCGTTGCCTTTGTGTTCTCCCTTTTAGGCTGCACCCCCTTTTGTTTCCTCCCGGGCGAAGCATATCTTTGGCCTTCTCTTTTGGCGTAAGAGGCTCAAGGGATGGCGCAAGGCGAGGATATAGAGTTGACAAAAACGCCGCGGCGTGGGACAGCATGGGGGCCCCGGATGTCTCGGATCCCGGGCTTGGGACCGCACCTCCTCCGGGCTTTTTTACTTTCTTTTGAGCCCTCTTGAGCTTTTTTTGATCCTTCTCATCGTGTGAGCCTCCAAATTTTTTAACTGCATCAAGAAGATTTGCATAATTTCCAAAATTAGAGCCGCGGCCGGTAGGAATCCAAGCCAATTTGCAGTCATCCCTCAGTTTCTCCACATACGAAAACATATGTTTGCCTTTTATACTGTTTTCATACTCTTTTATTTGTTTTCTTACTCTTCTAATCTCCTTCCTGAGTTTCCGAAGCGCTTTCTGACTAGCTCTTTTTTCCAGAGCTTTTCTAACCTTGGCCACTTTTCTTGCATTTTTTCG